GGCCCCTAGCACATTACTGTGCATGGGGACCTCCTAACCTCTGCTAACCTTTGGTTGGCGGGCACTGTTGCAGATGGTGCCCCACTCCACTGAGGAGATGAAGGATGACTATGTCGCGTATGCGGGGCCGTTCCCAGACTCGTTCATCTGAGTTGTTGGGACAGTCCTCTACAGCCATGGGAGGTTGGTGTACAATTCCACCAGGAGTTGTATATTACCCCCCAGGTAATGTTTACCTGGCTAGTAGACAGGAGCTTGCAGAGTCGTGCATGGATGAGTTACATCCAGGCCCTCCCTACAGGACCGGTGGACCATTTTTCTGTAAGAAACTCACTCTGGATCTTTACCACTCACAAGTGGTTGATCTTAAGTGGGGATACTACAGATATAATGGACGGTTTGCATTAGACGCAACTGTTGCTTCGTTGCAGTCTATATACAACTCCTATGCGCCTTCCGCGACAACCTATGGTGCTACCGGCTTTAAGAAATTTCGGCCGGTCCGATCCGGGGCTGGTATGGGGCAATTTCTCGCTGAATTGCGGGAATTCCCTCAAATGGCCCAGGTAGGCCTTCGCAAGTTCCAAGAACTTGGAGGAGCTTACCTGAACTATCAGTTCGGATGGAAACCGTTTCTCAAGGATCTGAAGGATTTTGTCGAAACCCAACAGAAAATTGAGAAGACCATTGCCTTTATTCGTAAGAATAATGGTAAATGGATTAAACGGGGGGGCACCATAAGTAGGAGTTCGAGTACGCAGGTGACGTCGGTGGCCTCTATGTTTAGGCCATTGTTGGCATCTGCATTTTACTCTGCTCCTGGATCACCCAATCAGGCAGGCCAAGCTATCACCTTTACGGTGGACAATGTCTGGTTTAAAGCTAAGATGAAGTATTACATTCCTGACCTTAAAGTTGATAAGGCTGAGAATGTTTATTCATCAAAGCTACTCCGGAGATTGTATGGGATGGATCTCACCCCAGATCTTGCCTACCAGCTCATCCCCTTCACATGGTTGCATAACTGGTCTGCCAATGTTGGCGATATTATCGCGAACATTTCCAGCCAATCTTATGACAACCTTGTTGCGAAGTATGCGTATGTGATGCGGCATCGTATGACTAAAACCGTAATTACGGAGAGTCAACATTATGCCGTCGCACCGCCGTTTTGTGACTCCAAACTTCACGTGGTGAATCATGGAGCACCGACGACGTTCCCTCCCATTACAGCTCGTGCTGTAATAACAGCAGAATGTAAAGAGAGGGCAAACGCTACTCAGTGGGGTTTTGGCAACGAGGGGGACCAACTAACTCCTCGTCAGGCAGCCATTTTGCTAGCTCTTGGTATATCCAAGGTATAGCACTTGGCATCTAACGCCCAGGTTATCTGGGAATTTTGATGAGATGAGGGTTAATATCATCTCAAAAGTGATCAGGAGGTAGTCGTCATGTACGCAGACCCGCAATCAGTAACCATCAATGCCGTTCCGGTATCTTTGCCTCGGGTTTCCCAAGGGAATTCCGAAGCAACTTACCGTGCCGCTGACGAGACCGTTCAGATGCGAATTTCGCATCAGAGCTCCAAGGGCCGCAGTCGCCGTATGGTCCGACTGGACAAAACGGTTATTGCGGCAGATCCCCTTTCTGCGGAAAATGCTTCGCAGAAAGCTGGGATCTATCTGGTCGTCGACGAGCCATCTTTTGGCTTCGCTGACGCAGACTTGGATTTTCTCGTCGATGCTCTCATCGCTTGGTTAACTTCCGCGAACATCGCAAAGTTACTCGGCGGTGAAAGCTAACACGGCATCCATAATTCCCTTATTGCGAGATTTGTATCTAATTATTGGTAAGGAAGAAATTCCTCCCGATAAGTTAGATCAATTTCTCGCAATAGCGAAATCGCGCCAGGCTGTTATTGTCTGGTGCATTTCAGAACTATGCATTGAATTGTATAACCTGACCAGTGCGAAATGTGGTTACATTCCGCAGGACGACAGGATACTCTTCAAATGCATGTGGGAATTAATTAGTAAGCTCTGTTATAGCAGTGTATACCGCTATTACGAGTTTACTCAACCACTGGTGTTCTTGAACAGGAATTACTTTAAATGGAGTAAGACCTATGTTCAAAAATACAGAGGAGGAGAACGCGATGGCTTGGTTACTTCTGGTATTGCGGGTCCTTAAGGTCGTGGTCGAACAAGTGGATGTTGCTCAGAAGCAGCCTCCAAATGTTGGATCACTTGATCCTGTCGACCTGGTGAGTAATCTCATCAGACCTTTCGAACAGGGTTAGCCTCGTGCATGGCTGGATTCACCGACCTCCAGTAGGAGGAGTGATGAAAAGCCACGAACAGGACTTACTTTCTGTTTGTGGATGTATCCTTAAGGATGCGTCTGCAAAGTGCTACCAACCGTTAGTCAGCATGACGCGCGACTTTAATCAAATAAAGAAGCGTGTCACACACGAGGGGTTATCGTTCTTAACGATAACCCTGCCGAACTTTGGAAAAGACTTCGAAAGATGTCTTGACCAAGGTAAGGTGACTTCTTTCCATTTTTCCGGATGGAAGAAATGGAAGTGTCTCCCTGCGTTTCTGCAAGGTTTCACAAAGCTCGTGTTTGATGCTGAGACTGGAGGGCTCCTTGATCATCCAGATATTGCGGCAATTGAAGGAGTTAGGCAGATCGCTTATTCCTTCAAGAAATTGTCGCTTCCGTGTACTCCCGAAAGGGAGTCCATGGCATTGTCTGGGTTTAAGGAGGTTGAGTGTTTTCTTTCAGGAACCATGCTTCCTAGAGACATTGACCTATTTAATAAGGTTAGTTGTCTTTTGTGGGGCAATATGTTTGCTGAGCCATATGACTCTGCAAATTATATCCCTAAGCATGGACCTGGGCAAACTGCGGAGCATATTACGGGTAACCGGAAATATACTCATCGCACTTGGTACGAGCGGTTAGAACCGTTCTTTCCCGCAGATTCGTACATCATGAGCTGTGTTTCACAGCTTGATGACGATACTGATGGGATCAATTGCGTGCAATTTGTCACGGAGGAACAAGAACTTCCTGTTCGGATAGTTACTGTTCCTAAAACACTGAAAGGACCACGGATCATAGCTATCGAACCTGTTTGTATGCAGTATGCACAACAGGCTCTATCTTCCTATATTATTAGGAAGATTGAGACTTCTAAATTAACTTCTGGTCATATAAATTTTACTGATCAGGAGATTAATCAGAGGTTAGCTATGTCAGCCTCTTCCGATAGATCTAGCGCTACGCTAGACCTGTCTGAAGCAAGTGATAGAGTTCCTCTTTCACTTGTCTCGACAATGCTAAGTCACAATCCTGATTTTCGGGATGCGATATTGGCTTGCCGTAGTAAGGCTGCGCAAATGCCTTCAGGTGAAATTATTCACCTTAAGAAATTTGCGTCCATGGGTAGCGCTCTGTGCTTCCCAATAGAGGCCATGTATTTCTACACGGTTATACTGGTCGCACTGTTGAAGAAGCATAGACTTCCAGTTACCCTTCGTAACATCTATAAGATGTCTCGAGGGGTTTACGTTTATGGTGATGACATAATTATCCCCATAAACGAGGTTGGCGTTGTCACTGCGACCTTAGCAGAATTTTATTGCAAGGTCAATACCGCTAAATCTTTCTGGACTGGTAAGTTCAGAGAGTCTTGCGGCATGGATGCGTATGGAGGAGAATGTGTTACACCAACCTATCTCCGACATCTACATCCTAGTGACAAGGGTGACACATCGGCGCTTATCTCTTGGATTGCTTCCTCTAACCTTTTCTATCGAAGGGGTTATTGGAATACCGCAGCTCTTTTGAAACGAAGAGTTGAGGAAATTTTGGGTAAGTTACCCATAGTCCTTGAGAATTCGCCCGGTGTTGGTTGGCACAGTTTTCAAAAAGGCTATCAAATTGATAGATGGAGCTTAAAGCTGCATAGATACGAAGTACGTACCTATGTAGTCAGCCCCGTTTACCAAAATGACCCTTTAGAGGGCTGGTCAGCCTTACTTAAATATTTCCTGTCAGCTAAGAAAAGGCCATTGAATGGCATAATCAAAGTTGATGAGAAACATTTGAGTAGAAGCCCGAGGTCCGGCACCTCCAGCATGAAACGCCGGTGGACTACCCCATATTAATGGAGTAGTTGGTGCATTGTGCACCTGGGGGTGATGCCCGGAATGGCATCTTCCTAGGG